GATTTTTAAAAATAAAATCTTAAATTTACGACATGGAAAAAGAAACGATACAGAATACGGAACAAACACAGAACCAGGAACCGCAGTTAAAAGTAAAAAAAGAAAAAAAAGCTAATCCTGTTGATCCCGCAACCTACGAAAAATATACAAGTTTAAAATTCATGCATCTCTTAGGAGCTAAACTAAAAGATGATGCCCTCTCAGAAATGAAATCCTTAGAAGAGGAGCTAAAAAAATGTTCTGGCAGGATTCCGAGAAAAACCGTAAGGGCTGCAATCAATGCCGAACAAGCATTAATTGTTTCCGGGGTACCAGTTCCGGAACACATAGTAAAACTCATTGCTTCGAAAGGTGCGGAAGATTACTATTTTGAAAAATAATGGAAAATAACACTTCTACTTTAGCTAAGCAGGAAGAGGCAATTAACGGCGGCTATAAGGTCGCCGTTAATTCTATTCAACGCTCTTTATTTGTAGAGCGTATTTATGTTAATGTATCATATCCCGCAGATCGCATCATCCCTTATGATCTAGATAACCTATACCCGAACAAAGTAAAATCTATTGCTCAAAGAAGCGGGACTACTACATCTGCTATAGGAACGCTTTCTTCTTTTATTTCAGGCGAAGGGTTTCAAGGAATGAATACGATTGTAAATCGCGACGAACAAACACTTTGGGATATACTAAGGCATGTATGCGACAGTAGGGCGATGTTTAAAGGATTTGCTTTACATTTTAATTATAATCTTTTAGGGAAAATTTCCGAAATAAATCCTGTCAATTTTGAATTTGTTCGTTGGTCTAAAGATTTACAAAGATTCGTTGTAAATCCTGATTGGGCGCGTAGAAACCGCAGGCGTGAAGAGGTAGAATACAATCCTTTCAATCCTGACGAGGCTATTCGGGAAATAAATGCAGTTGGAATAGAAAATTATAAAGGTCAGTTATATTATTGGATTCCGAATATTAAAGATTTTTATACGCCGTGCACATGGGATAGCGTGATAGACGACGCACAATTTGAGGCAGAAGCTAAACTATACAGCCTTTCGAGCATCCAAAATGATTATTCTTTAGCTGGAATTATAAGCTATCCGACTAATATTACAACCCCTGATGAAATCGCTAAAATAAAAGAGGAATTAGGAAAAGATAAAGGCAGCCAAAACGCTGGAGGGATAAGGGTTGTAAGTGCTATACCTGCCGAGGGGCTAAACAATTGGAAATGGTTCACCCCAATCTCGAGGAATAGTATAGATTCCCTACACACAAATCAAATCGAACGCGCTAAATTTAATATCTATGCTGCTTTTAGGCAGCCCCCTATATTAAATGGTGTCGCTACATCTGGTATGTTCAACCAGGAATCTTTTGCAGATGCTTTTAATTACTACAATTCTGCCACCGAAACTGAAAGAAAAGAAACTGAACGGGAATTAAATAAAATATTAGAAGCGAGCGTTTGGCCGATGGAAGTACTGATTACGCCTAAAAAATACGTTGGTAATAAAGAGCAACTCACGCCTAAAGAAATTGAGCAAAAAGCTAATGAAACCCGAGAAACCGCGCAGGCTAATCTAAAGGGTACAGTTGGTGGTGTCGAAGGAATAATGTCTATTTTAACCGGCGTATCTACAGGCACAACAACAATAGACAGTGCAGTTGCTATATTGATTGAGATATATGGGTTTAGTGAAGAAAGTGCCCGGCGCATGATTGGACAACCTAAATTAATACCTTTGCAAAATGGCTGAAATAATTCTCATCGATATAACAGACGTTCAATTATATAGGCGAATTGATCCTAAATTCGATATGAATAGGTTTAACACGTTTGCTTTTGAGACTCAGCGTGTTAACTTACGTGAGCTATTAGGATCGTCTTTATATTACGCTTTCATGGCTGATGCCAGGACATCAGGAATTTATAAGGATTTATTAGACGGTAAATCTTATCTATATAATTCAGAAACTATTCAGTATTACGGTATCAAACCTGTATTGTGTTACTGGTGGCTTGCTATAGCAGCAAGAGAAGGGGATTTATTCTTAAGTAATATAGGAGCTATTCAGTTTGTTAATAATACACAGCAATCCTTCGAGGCGGCTAAAGAAAAAGAACGGGTTGCGCTCGGATATTTACAGACAGCACAAACTTACGCTAATGATATAATTCAATTTTTAAATGAGAATTCCGCGAGCTACCCCCTTTGGGAGACTGGCGAAGAGACGAATAAAACTAATTTTTTAACTTTTAAGGTATGAAAAATTGCGATATGCTTACCTGCTCTCAAATTTCTGATATTCAACAAATAAAGTTTGATGTAAAAGAAATTAAAGATGCACTTTTGGGCACAGAATTTAATGAAAAAGAAGGATTGGTTAACAGGCTAACGCGCAACGAGAAAAGCATTAAATGGATTACTAATAGGATAATTTTTTTATCAGGCGTCGGGTCTGGAATAGGTATATTTATAGGTATTTTAATCGGTAAATTATGGAAATAATTCTCGACAGAAAAGGAACTGGGAAAAGGGAAAATGATAAGTCTACTGTAGGGGAACTTGTTGTTTTAGGTTCTATGTTTTTTACTATAGAGGATGATTTCGACGAAAAAAAGGAACCTGGAAAAACAAGAATACCGGCCGGTCGATATGAAATTAAGCTCAGAACAGAAGGCGGAACACATGTAAGATATTTAACCAGGTTTCCTGAATTTCATAAAGGTATGCTTCATTTAATCAATGTTCCTAATTATCAATATGTTCTAATTCATTGTGGCAATAGGGCTGAAGATACGGAGGGTTGTATTTGTATAGGATCTAAAAAGTTTAATGATAATTACATATCAGGATCAGAGGCGGCTTATAGGAAGTTCTATCCTATTATTCTTAAGGCTTTACTGAAGAAAGAAAAAGTATTTATTAATATCATCGATTGATTTTTTCATATAGTGGTTTAGGGTTAGCTGACATTACGGGTTAATGTCAGCTTTTTTATCTAAAAAATGTAATTTTTTGCAACTTTTTTTTATATCTTTGCGTATAATTAAGAAACGGGCAAAGCAGACGGCCTGCTGAAAACTTAAATTTTAAAATTATGAAAAACTTAGTAAAACAACAATATGGTGCACAGGGATTTAAATTTTTTGTATCTGAAAATAAAGGTAACACTCGCTTAGGTGAGGCAAAACAAACAGCAATTATTAAAGCTGTTGAAGATTCTTGGACAGAAGGTGTTTATCAGACAACTACAGGTAATATTAAAAGGCAATTATTAAACGGTAATGCCGAATTTTTAACAAAAGATTCTGAAACTGGCGAATATTATTTTTCATAAAAATGAACCGCCAAAACTTAAAACTTAAAAAGATGAATACAACAATTAACAAATCGGCAGAGATTCAGGATCAGCTTGCAATGATTCTTGAAAATCGTTTAAGTATAGCTCTTAAATCCTTAAAAGAGCAGGTTGCTAAGACAAAACGAATTCTTGGTACCTTATGAATATAAGGCTTGAAATTGAGTCTTATTTAAAAAATGAAGGATATAGCGACGTAGATATAACCAGGTTAACCCCGATTTACGAATTTTTTATTAATCAATATTATGAATAACAACTATTATGAAAATACAATAGCTAATTTTATATCGTGTTCTATTCCCAATAGAGATTGTGATTATATTAGCTATTCAGGTTCTATGTATTGGTATGAATCTGATGGCTTTATTATTAGATATTCAGCCCATTGGGGGAAAGTATCTACATGTAGATGGAAATTAGACGGGAAAAGTAAAAACATAGTTGGTTGTGGGAAAGCAATCAGGTTTGAAAAAATATATACAAGGAATAGTGTTGATGAGTACAATAAATGGAGAGATTCATTAAGTTATATCCAAGAACTATTAATATTCGGTTCAAAAGTTGGAGAATATTTTAACTTATTGAAAAATTTAAGATTAGAATTGTCAAAGCATTCGGATTATTGTCAAGGTGGAAGAGATGCTATTCAAAGGATTAATTTTAGAATATCTGAAATAAAAAATCATATAAAAAATAAATTAAAGTGCGAATAATGCTTACTGCTTGGTTTTTAGTTTATTCCTTAATGTCTTTTGCCCCTGGAAATGATATTCCAGACTGGAAGTATGTGGAATATAATGAATTGTATAAAAAACAGTTAAGATTCGAGTTTATGATTTCGGCCATTATAGCAGTAGAATCTGAAGGATATTCTTTAGCTTGGAAAGAAAATGAAAATGCCAGGGGAATATTGCAAATAAGGTCTATAATGGTTAGAGAGGCAAATAGGATAGTAGGGTATAGTCGTTTTAAACACACAGATTGCTGGTCGATCTCTAAGTCTATAGAGATTTTTAAGATCGTACAGGATAAACATAATCCAACTTATAATCTTTATTTGGCTGCAATGCTTTGGAATACCGGACAAATATATGGTAAAAGTCCGGCGTATTGGAGGAAAATAATTAAAAAATTGAGAAATGGTAGAAAAGG